TGCCTGAATAATCATTAATAATAGCAATTCTTTTAACGCCTGTACTTGATGTGTAATTTGTTACTTTGTTAATCATATCACGCCCATTAACATTGTCAACAGACATTTGAGGGAGATAATTATGAGTCAAAGTATAAGCCCCTGTATTTATATCAATGGTGAATCGCATACCCATAATATAACACTCTGTTGCATCCATCATGTTAATATTAGGATTGTACACCGCCCCTATTTGGTCAACATGGTCAACATAGGTAAAGGTATAAGTAGAAGAAAAAGTATAAGTAAACCTTAATGTCCTTCTGTTGCTTGTATCGCCTACCCAAAATTCATCATCATCGCTCCAACCAATATAACCTCTTGGCGTTCCTTTGTCGATTCCTGTTGAATTATCCCAAAAGTTAAATTTAGTATTTGTAACTACTGAACAATTGGCATTGCCTTGTTCCATACCTCCTGCGGTTCCAAAAGTTTGAATCGAAGACCCCGAAGGATTTGCTGCGCTAATATCAAAAAATCTTATTTGTTGATACCCTGCACCGATTATTACTGCTAATGTGTGGTCAGTATTATTGACTGCTAATGCTACTTTATAACCCGATCCAAAAGTTATTGTATGAGTTGCACTTGTTAGTTCTCCTGTCGTTCCGTTAACATCCAATTTAAATACTTCGGATGTAGTTTTATTCATCGCCCAAAGTCTTTCACCATAACCGCTATTATCAAACGATTGCTGAAATACTATTGGGGCATCCCAATCAGCATCTATTGTAGTTGTAGTGTCTGTTCTTTCTAATGTACCATCTGGACTTGCAGTAGTTCCTATTCTGTAGATTCTTACAGTATCAGTTGCATCAAAAGTAACATAGCAAAAGCCATTTGAAGCAGTTATACCGCTTATCTTTTCTGCACCTTGATACAATACTGAATAGCTTGTTAATCCTGCGTTATAGGTCGAACCATTGGCAAATGTTAAAGCAACATCAGTAGATGAATTATAAGCGTAAACAATATTATCTCCTTCATAACCTTGTGCTGAGTTTTCACCGCCTAAGATTACAATATCTTTGCCAGGTACTTTGCATCCATATTCAAAAGCAGGACCACTAAAGCGAGTTGTACCCCCGTAGCCTAAGTTTAGCTGAACTTTAATGTCGACATCCTTATCTACATAGCAACCCTTTATGTTTTGCCCTTCATCCCAACTATGGTTAAAATAAGTTTTATTTCCTGCAAAGAATACCCCAACATTTGGCGAATACCCTCTAAATGTAGATGGTCCACCATTGTTTGTAGCGTTACTACCTAATGCGTAAAAGTCATAAGTCACATTAGACTTAACAACATAAGCTTTATAATCGCTTGAAATAGTATTGCCTTCATAGTCTAAGCCATCCCAAACAATAGGGTAAGTTCCTGCTGGTTGTTGTTCAAATACAGGAATAAGTTTATAAACGTGCTTTACCTCATCGGTATCGGAAGGTTGAGCAATAACAATTTCACTTACATAGGTTGAAGAACTTAATGTATAGTAGCCGACCACGGCTTGACCACCACTTGCATTCCTTACTTTTAGATTTAATCCTGTTCCAAACATTATAATATTGCCATTAGTGGGTTAAAGAAAGCCGTTGAATAGGCTTGATTGCCTGTTTGGTTTAAGTGTATTTTATCTACCATAAAGTAGGTTGTATCAGAAGTATTGGCAAAATTAGAATTGTTAAAAGCATCAATATAATAAGTACCTGCGTTATCAGTCCAGATATTAGTTATGCCTGTTGCATTGGTGTAACGTGCTAACATAAGAGTCCTTAAAGCTGCTCTTTCAGTATCAAATTGCGCTTGGCTTACACCTGTAAATCCTGCATCTCTGTCTACAACTCCGCAAATAATTACTTTTGAAAACCCTGCTGCTAAAGCTTTTGTTTTTATACTTTCAATAATGGTATCTAATTGCGCACCTGTTTTTGTTCCTGTTGCTATATCGTTAGTACTTGCACTTATAGAATATGGTTGTTTTGTCCAATAACTTGAATAGTATGGTGCGCTTTCGGTAGCAAAATTTGTGTCTATATTAGTCGCTAAATCATTAGGAATACATAGGTTTTCAGCAGTCCAATTGTTATTTACATCGGCAACACTTTTGCGTATCATTTCACCATATACTCCTAATGAAGATGAACTAAATATAGAGTCACCTTTCATTAAAAGACATTTATTAAAATATGCTTTAGATGCTAAAGGTGCAGCTAAATAAGTATTGATTAATTGTTGCACTAAAAACACATTACAAGCACTTTTATGTATGAAGTGTGCAGCTTGTTGTCTTGGGTCGTAAAACCCTGCGCTAACTGCGTTATTAGCATACGCTCCAAATCTTAATATTCCACAATTTACAGGTGCGCCACTACTTGTTGTTTTAACATCAGTCTTTGCATTCCATACATAATTGGTTGCTAAGTTTGCGCCTGTTCTCGTTCCATTCCACCAAGAAGGTACAAACCCTTTTAGTTTCTGTTCCGTGTAAGTAATTAAATCAGACTCGTTTATTACTACTTGACTTAGTTGTGGCTTAGTTCTTATTAGTAAATTGGCAAATCCAAACCCTGCACTAAATGAAGCGAAAGCGTGTGAATCACTTGCATAGTCAGATACATTAGTAGCACCTTCTAAGAATAAACAAGATAAACCAACTCCGTTTTGCGCATACCCTGTTAAAGTAGAAGGATTAACCGCCATTAATATTGAGAATGCTTTGGCATTGCTTGAACCTTCCCAACCTTTACCTGCTAAGTGACTACCTACATAATCATTATTTAAAGTTGATACTTTGGTAGGGTCTATAAAATCAATTTTTGATAGTGTTTTTCTGTTTGCTTCTGTAATATCAGAGTCAAACATAAATTCCAAAGATAAAGTGAGTAAGTTTAAATGCTCCCCACTTGCCCTTAACGCAGTGTAAAATTGATTTAATCGTGTAGCATAAGGGTCGGGAATAGTATATCCTGCCGATGTACTTGCACTTTCATACGCAGTAAACATAGGGTCGGGTGGCAATGGACCACCACCACCACCGAAACGAGGTTTAAGATTTAATCCTACGTTGGGCATTATTGAGTAAGTACTGAGCCTGTTACGGTTATTTTACCGAATGTTTCACCACCTTTGCAATAGATTACTTGTCCAGCACCTAATGCTAAACCCGACAAACCCAATGTAGTTACTAAGTTTGTTCCAAAGGCTGTATCGCTTGAATAGTACAAAGCAGTTATTTGTGAATCAGCTTCATTGATAACTATTGTTTCAAATGCTCTTGTTAAAGTTCCGTTTGCGATTGCTACTGTTCCGTAATCGCCCGACATTTTAGGTATTGACATATCTTTATTTTATTTAATTTATTTTTGGTATTTGACATTCGTTATAATCAAAGTCTACTACTAAAGTGACTGTGACTATGTGACCTTCGACTTCATCTTTCCAAGTTTCAAAGAAAGGGGTTAAAGTAGCCGTTTCTAATAACTGCCAATCATTGTTAATTGCTTGGTCATTAGCTGCTGCTAATATATCCAAACAGATTTGAAAGGTATCGCTTTCTACTTCGACTGCGTTTAGTCTTTCTTTGTCTACTCGGTCAGCAATAGCAATGGTATAAACATAGCTTATTTGGTTCCCTTCGATGGTACAAGGCTGAGGACTAACCCACATTAAAGGGTAAGTAGTCGCACGTTCCATCGATATATCGGAGAAATCACCATAACCATAGTCTTTTAACTGAGTATGATTACTTGCGAAGTCGTTAAACCAAGTCTGTATATTATTTTTTGTTACCATTGTTTTCGCCTTCTTTTTTCAAAAAGACTATTAATTTTTCAATGTTCTTTTTATTGTTACCACGGGTTTTTTTAACAGTTGCAGTCATTGTTGTCATCTAAGCAATAAGGGTAATTAACTCGTTGTCTATATGGTTGGCTTCCTCTCCTTGTAGTTCCTAAATAAAAGCCACTTTTATACTTTGCTGACCTCGCTTGAATGTCGCTAATATCTTGATTTAATAAATAAAGAGGATAGGCAGTTGACTCTTGAACTAAATATTTAGTTAATCTTTTAGCGTAAAAGTCTGCTTGACTTTGCCATTTAGCACGTATCAATTCTAAGTCTTGACTTCCGATTGGTTGTTGATTATCTGAATTAGCAGTTATGACCGCCTTATTAGCGATTCGATAATTAAAAGTAATAATACCATCTGCTATGACTGCATTCATTAAGAAATTAGTAATGTAATCGTCTAATAAAGTAGTGTTTAATGCCGTTAAAGTTCCTGCATCAATTTGACTTGCAATTTCTTTGTATAGGTCTGTCCCTAACAATTGTTGAAGTTGCATATCTTGAACCATTACAATGGTCTGCGTAATTAATTTGTCATCGACATTACCTTCGATAATGCCGTATGTTTTAATCGTTGCTGCGCTTATAAATAAAGGTACTAAACTCATTTTCTTCTAACAATTACATTCTGCCAATAGTGCCTACATTGAGGTACGTTAACATCTCTTACGGGGTCGTGATACCAACCGCCTTTATACTTCCAAACATCAGTATTAAAGTCCTGCATATCGTTATTCAAAGAGTCAATCTCTGAACGAGTGTAAAGTCTGTTAGCTTCTAACATTCCTTTGCAGAACGGTCTGTTTCTATCGTCTTTTATGCCAGAATACTTCCATTTAGTTAATAGTTCAACCTCTTTAGGTGGGGCAACTTCTTCAACTTCTATTACTACCTTACCGCCTCGCTCTACATATTTAACTGCTAATGTATTGTTCGCCATTAATCTGTCAAGGATTTTATAAACTTGGTTTTCAGAAATTTTTACAAGTCCTGCCAAATCTTTAACAGAAAGTTTTTTATTTTTCTTTAAAGCGTCTATTATTTTTTCATCGGTTGTCTGTTCTGCAAACTCGTCATAGTTTCCTACCTCTACTACTATTTCAAAATCGTCTGCATTCTCGCCTATCTCCATAAATTTGGCTAAGATTGTATCTTCTTGAAACTTCATAAAGGCTTTACTCATTGGGGTAGGTATAGGAACTTCATCTGGTATTTCGACTGCAGGTCTTTCTATTCCTAATTTACCATAAACAAGGTCTTTAGCACTTTCTACATCTAAATATTTAAAGATAGTATCGGTTGTCAATTCAACTCCGATAGGATCGAGTACAACAAGTTCTAAAGGTTCGCCTGTTATACCGTAAAGAGATAATAAGTAGTTTGCATCTTCGCACTCCTCTTGTTGTCTTGGTTTTACATAAGTATTGCAGAAATGTTCCCAAGCCAAATCAAACTCTGCTCTTGTATTGCCTCCGATTCCATTAGTTTCTTTTATTCCGAATAACAACCCATTAGAAACTCTATGAGCAACTAAAGTTTTAGTCATTACGTCTTTGCTTAACTGCTCATATTGCTTGTCAAGGTCGTTGCTTCTTAATGATTTTATATCGGGCGGGGTAGTATTAGGCATTTGAAAGTTCATTAAAACCTCTCCTGCGTTGTCTGTACCTGTTGCTTTTTTCTTAAATGCTCTGTCTATTTCGGCTTGTTCTTGCTCATTTTCGATTGCACCATTAAAGAAAGTCACCATAGTACCTGCACTAAAGCCCCCTTTTACGTTGTTTAAGTGGAAAAAACCACACTCAATGTCTGTTTCTATGCTTGTTTTACCTGCTTCATACTCTGGTAATGGGTAAATATCAGTAGCAGGGTTATCTTCTTTAATGAATAGAATCTGTTTACCTTTTTTATTGGTAATATTAAAAGCAGGGTATTCTACCGCATCGGGTGGCATT